GCCTCCCATAGGGATAGACTTGTTTGGCAGCGGTTTAAGCTTTTTGGTTTGCTTTATCACCGGCGGTTTAGGGGTTTTCTTTGGCTTCTTTTTTGTCATAATGACCCAAATGTTGAAGCTATCCCACCTAGACCATAGTTGTATTTGAGCTGGTCGCTATATATTGTCTGAATGCTCTGCTGGCCTATCTGTGCGTATGTTCTTGTCTCGATGATGTCGTAGCGCTCTTTCAGCATTTTATCGATGAACATGACTCCATCGGAATCCAACCTTTCTTCGAATATCTTCTTAGATGCTCCTACAGCCAGAATTTCCCACCATTCAGACAGTTCGGGGTTGCCAGTCATATCGGCTGCAAGTAAAGCTTGAACTGGCTGACGATAGCACGTCAGTTCGATGGTGTAGCCGGCATCGGGCACGGGGGCTAGCGTAAACTGGTTTTGGTAGAAAAGGATCGCTAAGGGAATAGAGAACTGTTTAGGGTTATACTGAATCTCAATAGGCGTTCCTTCGGGAATGGCTTCTGCAAAGGTTAGGCCTATGATTTCACCTGTTTGATAGTTGATGGTAGCATTACCGGGTACTGTAGGTGTTGCAGAAGCGTATTGGCGATAGTATGTCCATCCGTATTCCTGATTCCCGTTGTTGCTCGTTTGGAATATCTGGATAAGGTTTCCTTGCCCATCATCCGTTACGTTTTGCGTTTGTCCTACACCATTCAGACCGATAACGTTTGCGGTAATAAGGACGTTTTGAACGCGCCCTTGAGGGAAATATAGATTGCGGTTTGTCTGAGTACCTGGGTCATTGTTGACGCTAGGAACCAAAGGATACGCTGTGGTGAAGCCATTATACGGGGAGGAATACCAAGACCCTCCTGAAGTGTAGGCGCCATAAGAGGTCGTGTTAACATTCAAATAGAAGCTGTTGGCATCGATGACGGTTATAATATAGGAGATGCCATTGACCTCGGTCATACCGCCGACATTATTTAGGATGACACTAGTCCCTGAAGCCAATCCGTGATTGGCCGATGTCACAACACCGTTTGAGGCGTTTGTAATATTGGAAATAGAAGCTGTTTGAGATCCTGTTGTGCCATCTCCAGATGCAAAGTTAGTGAATTGCTGCCAGTTGTAATTATTGGCGTAGAAAGATCCTGGGTTTTCAAACCATCTCAGTTCTCTTTTTGCACAGCTCGCCGTCGGTCCTACTGTTGTATAGAGCTCACTATTGAATGGATACACCTCTTGGCCGATATTAGTCGTAAAGGTGTAGACATCCTGAAGCTTTAACGACCTGAATTTTGCAGGCAAATCGTAGGCATAAAAGCTATGCATTTGCTGCACAATATAGGTGTCTGTAACCTGAAATGAGTTGCTTGATCCCGTAAGCTTCCGCGTCTTAGTAACTGCGTTTGCTAGTGTCGGATATAGCGGAAATGTGGGTACAAATGTTGTCATAGCACCGGCCGATTATCAAATGCATCTTCTAGGGTAACCGTTGTAGTTCCTTGAATTACCCCAGAGCCAGCAGGCACGGCAACGCATGGAACTTGAGGGTCTTGGACATATATAAACGGATAAAAATTCGAAGTGTCCACTGCTATTGTCACAGTCGTAGATGTAATACTTAATATTTGAGCCTTCTGGTTATTAAGCTGAATCATCCCGTTGGGGGGAGGAATGCGAAAACTTATCCACTCGGCTACAGTAAAATTATGATCTGCCGAAAATGTGACAACAGCAGGGTAAGCCTGCGTAATATCCGTGATATATTGCAGGTTAGGAATGAAATCCGCTCCAAACGGAGGTCCGTAATTACTCGCTCCCCCAGGTACAACATGGGGACTCGAATTAGAATCCATTAAAGCACATCCGTAGGAGTAAATCGGACCCTAAATACCGTCTCATAGCTACGTGGAGGCCTTTGCCCTGATGCTGGCAATTCCATGTTGTAGCGTCTGATCTTCTTTTTTGTGTTATTCAGATGCTTGATGATTCCCATAGGAAGGTCGCAAATCTCACCGTGAATCAATTTAATCATCTGGATGGGCTCACCGGGGTATTTTCTATAGGCAAACTCTAGCCATCCGCCTTGCGCATCTAGGAATTCAAACATTCCTGTTCGCAATTTATCATCTTCCTTGCGCATCTTTTTAACGAGCTCATCTCTTTCTGCTTGAGGAAGGGTGTTTTTCTGCTTCTTATTTAATTCTCTGATTTCCATTGCTAATCCTTTAAGTAAAAAGAGAGGGGTTTTTCACCCCTCTCCATTGGGTTATGCATTAGTGATTCCGTTTACGAAATCAGCTTTGAATGCAAACACTTGCATGTTCGCGCTCGCCACTCCGACAGCAGATGTGCCAATGTTCATGACGTATTGCGACTTGTTGTCGAATGCGTCAGCAAGGGCTGTGCCTGGAGGAGAAGCGGGGATCGTTGCACTTCCGTTAAGAGGAACAACGCCTGAACCCGCAGGGATACAAACGGCTGGTGATGAACCATTAGCAAAGGCTGCCGTCGTTGGGAATTGGAATGCTGTGAATCCGGTTGTGTCCACGTCTATTGTGATAGAGGAGACAGTAGCCGAATTTGTCACACTCAACACCCTAGCTGCACCTGATGGGTTGCTTGAGAATGGACCGCTTCCCGACTTACCAGTTAGGTTGCTCAATTGAGTCATACCGTATGGTGTTGGGATTTGGAAATCTACAAGCTGACCAGGCACATATGGGTTTTGTCTGAAGAAATACACTACCGCTTGGGTTGCTTGCGTGATGTAAGCAACTGGAAGAGTATTAGGTAGAAACTGAGAAGGATAAACCTTTTGGTAGTATCCTGTTGTAGCGTTAGCAACAGAAAGACCCGCAGTCGCAGCCGAAGCGGCATATCCAAGCGTAATGCTTGTGTTAGCTGAAATGGCTGTGATTTGATAAAGGTTTGGACCGCTGATTTGCTGGCCGCCGGTAATGTTGATCAGACGAACAAGATCACCTACAGCAAGACCTGCTGTATTTGCAGTAGCGACAACAAAAGTAGTCCCATTGACTGTAGTAACCGCAACTCTTGTGAAAGTAGGAGGGTTAGTTTGGTCAATGAAAGTAAATCCACCTGAGGTGCCTTGTGAGGCATAGGTGGTGACGCTCGCGCCTGTAGCACTTGGCTGACCAAGGGCAAGATAGGAACCCTGCGCCATCGAACTAAACCATTCGGCATAGATTGGATTGGCGGCAGTAGACTGAGCACCCCAGTTTGTCAAATCCTTGACAAAAACCCAGTCGGGTTTAGCTGTCATAGGAATATTCTGAGCAACTGGCGTCGCAGCGTTTGTATAGGTCCAAGACCCGATAAAAGAATATGGCAACATGATCAACCTCCTTAAATACCGCTAGAGCGTAGGTTTTGAATCCAGAGGTCGTTCGTGATGCACTGCCCTTGGTAGAACGAGCAACCAGCAGTATGTCTTAACATACATGGGTCGTTGTTATAGCCAGGAGGTAGGTAGATAAAGCGAGCTTTACCACCTGCTTGCCAGACCACTTTGTAGGCTTCTTTGGCGCTTACAAAACAGTTAGCAATGTCATTTCCAAGCAACGATGCGTTTGGAGTAACGGAGCCTTGCTCAGAAGCAAAGAAGCGAATGTTGTTTGCTCCGCCGATCTCGACGCTCAATGTTTGCGAGATATTCGGATACTGGAATTTCTTGATGAACCCAGTCATGTTATAAAGAACTGGAATCATTCGAGTAGTCAACATGCACCCGTAGGCGTCACCCACTGGAGATGTGCCAAAGCGAAGTTCGGCTTCCACAATGTTAGTGATATACTCTCCAGAGTTGTTCTGAAGCACTGTGAAGACATCATCAACGTCTGTGATGGTCATCTCACTAGGAATATCCCCGTTGCTGCCCCCTACACAATTTATTATACTTGCAGAACTTTCGAGATTGTCTCTCTGGAGGGCGTCTTGAGTTTCTCTTAGGCTTTGTCCTAAACGGGCCGCAGCACTATTGAGAACGGGGTCTTCGTTAGTGATCGTGACTTGACGAGTCAATACGATATAGGTCGCATAGACACGTACGCGGCAGTCCACATCAACGCGGTTAAGCTGTTGGGGTGGTGGGTTATTTTGGCCATCGTCGAGAGGCACTTCAAACAGGTCAAGCCTGTCATAGCGTGACTGACGATCAATGAAGCCTTGATTGTCTGGCAACTCCACTGGCGTAGCAAACAACTGGTGAATCAAGTTGTGCTCTGGAGTCGACAGCAATTTTGCGTTGTACCGCTGTTGAATTTGCGGTGGCAACGATGCGATTGATACTGTCATTGTTGTTCCCTTTGACCTACTAGGTCATTTCGGGAACCGAGCTAGCCATTGCAGCGTATCCGTGCATCTCGCGGTACAAGTCTTTTTTCATTGCATCGGTCAGTTGGAAAGCCTGGGCAATAGGCCGCTTATCGAATGCCATAGGAGACGTCACCGCCTTCTCTTGCTTAGCGATAGCTTTATCTACTTCCTTCTCTCTCCTACTTTCCGTCGCAGCTTTGGCAAGACCCATAGCCTTGATGTACTTGTAACTCTGGACTCCGATCTTATACGGATCTTTTAAATCCGCGATCGTTGACGCCAGCTCCGGTTCCTTTTCTTCCAAAATTGATAAAGTTTCTGGAGTGACGACCTCGGAGAAATCCGAATACTGACGATTCAAGCGGTCCATGAATTGATCTTGATCACGCTTATGGAGAGCTTTTTGCACCTCCTGACGAACGAGATCCTCGGCGTTTTTGAGCACTTTCTGAGAATTCTTCTCAGCTAGCCTTTTCACCTTACCTAAAGGAATGAACTCTTCATCACCGATCTTATCAAACTCATCGAGCTCTTGACGGGCAGGCTGCTGACTAGCAAGCTGGGCTTGCATAATCTGCATCTGACCTTCTCGCAGTTGCTTCAGTTCTCTTTCGAGTTCGGCATTCTTAAGACGCATCGCCTTCAAATGCTGGTTCGTTACCGGCTCTTGAACTTGTTGTGTCTCTCTCACTTCATTGACTTGGACTTCTACCTGAGGAGCTACCTCTTGTACTTCGCTGTTTTGGTTTTGAATCTCGGTCATTGAATTCCTCTCTGTTTGGTGGTCGGCTAGGCCCACATTTGCGCCGTGACGGAGGGCTAAACCGTCTTATCTACGCCTCGCAATTGACTTTGTGAAATAAAAATAATATAAGTCAAATAAATGCGAGGCGAAATGATCTGTGATAATTGCAAAATAGACAAGTTAGTTGATGACTTCATAAATAGTCAGAATATTTGTTACAGGTGTATGTATCGCATAAAGCTCAAAAAAACACCGCGCAAGCGAACAAAAGGTCGCTCGTTTTGCCGAACCTGTGGCGAAGAGATTTTGATCAAGAAAAACCTAAAGAAACGACAGAGAACGGTCTTTTGTTCGTGTGAGTGCGCGCAACAAGGTCACAAAGAGCAACTAAATAACCACTGGACTAGAGCAATTCGCAAAGAATGTTGCTAGCAAGTCATAGGAGACATAGATGGAATATCAATCAAAAATAGATCCCACCAGACAAACGGCTGGAAAGATTTACCGGGATGCACAGATAAACGGTGAAAAGGGCGTTATCATTGGCGATGTTAATCACGAAATCCAAAAGGATTTGGTTAAGGACATCAATGAAGCGATTGAGCAGGGAGAGAAGGAAATGGGTGGCAAACCCTTTTACCTGGCTATATATGAGAAATACGACCTGATGCTTAAGCGTGGACTGGTCAGACTTAGAAAAATCACAAAGTATCGACCCTATCCCGAACAAGACATGATGGCGTTCCATATCTATCCAGGTGGAGACGTGTATTTTTGCTGGGAGTTGCCTCATAGATCACAAATGATGAACATATTGATGAACCCCGACTTATTTGATCCTGAGCGTATCCAACAGCTCAAAAGATGGGAAAACTTGCAATTGGAATATTTTGGGTTCAAGAAAGATGAAAACGATAACTGGGTTGAAAATGAACTCTATAGGGGCGATCAACTAATGACATCCTCACAGAAAGATAAGAATGCGGTTAAACTAGTCATCGGCTAGCGGATTACTCAAAAAAGCTCCTAAAAAATGCCTCTTTCTTATCTTTAGGGATTATTTTAAAGAAGCACTCATCGCATTGCATGAACATGGACCCGAAACCGTCCAAATAATAAGTTTTTTGGCATGTGAAGCATGTCTTTCCCTTGATTTCGGATTTCATTATCTGATCAACGAAGTTATCAATGTCTTCACTGGTTATTTCGGTAGGAGAATCATCCATCGGCTATCACCATACTGTCCTTTTCCATGCGTCGATATATGTCGCTAAATCTTATCCTGATGCTAGCCAGTTTCCCTGCATGTGATTCGGCAATTCTAGAAATGAGATAAACCGTACGGATTAATCGTACGTTTCGCGTGTCCTCATCGCCTACGGCATCGGCAACCCAGTCGTCTTCCTGCTCAACGTCATAAAGTTCAAACAGAGGGATAATATCACGCAAAAAAGCAGACATTTGCCTACAATCCCAATGTTCCAAGAATTCATTGATCTCTTGCTCCAAATTCTTCTTTTTCTTCATGCGTATCACTGTTTAGTTTTTCATGGATGGCGCTCACGACCCATTGAGTTCTTGTGAACCAAGGCTTTTTACTCACCGCATCATCTAGCTGATTTAAGATGTCCACTGGCACTCTGATCAACACGTTTTTAAAATGTTTACCTTTACCCGATTTAACATCTGCCCCTTTATCGATAAAGGTCTCTATTGATCTATTCACTTTTTTCTTGACTGCCATATATTCCCCTTATGTATTGCATATGAATATTATATATTAACTATATATGATGTCGTAAAGGTTTTGCATCTCCATCGACGCCTTTTTGTCTTCGGGAAACAGTTCGCATACCCCTATGCCCTCAGAGGCAGCGTTTCTAAATGCCTTTCGATTTCCAATAGTCGTGTCGATTGTCTGAACGTTCTCAAACTCTCGCAGAATTTCGATAGCCTCGTGATTGTCTTTGCCCACTGAGTCGGCTTGGCTGATGACTGCATAGACCTTAAGGTTTTCATTTAAGCACTCGTCTAGAATTTGCTTAATAGGAATCAAGGTCCAAATGTCGATGGAACTGGGCTTGAATGGCAGGATAAACCTATCCGCTACGCATAACGCTGAGCGCTGAGACGTTGTATCTCTGCCTCCTGTGTCTACGATGATGTCCTCGTAGTCATCCTCTAGTCTGGCTAAATTCGCATGGATTGATTTTCCCGACATACAAACCGTTGGAAAAACACCTTTCAATAGGGCGCGCTTGCAAGCTTCTCTTTGCTGCGACCAATCCCAGGCGCTTTTTTGTTCATCTGCATCAACTAGAAGGACTTTTTTAGATGCTGATCGCATGACGGCTAGATTGGTAGCGATGGTGGTTTTACCACTGCCACCCTTGATGCCACCGATTACAATAATCATATAGCTCCTATATGTGTGTTATATGTTAGCTATATAACATACATAGGGGAGATGTATAGATCAAATATATTGTGGGGGAATTCGGGCTATCATGGAGTTGAACCATGGCTTCGTCCGTGACAGGGACGCGTGACTACCGCTGCACTAATAACCCATAGGAGTGAGGCGGGTTGTATCGCATATCACATCCCTTGCGGGCTCACTCAAAGGCACGTGATAGACTTGCACTATCAACCTCTCCAGGGACTACCGAACTGGGGCGCTCTACTACTTGAGCTAACATGCCAGAAAAGCTACTGATTTTCCAGGGCGGTTCAGTAGCCAAACCGTCTATTGCTTGGGAGGT